CACCCGGCGGGGACCTGCGAGGGTGCCCGGGGAACCACAGCCGCCCGATGAGCGGCTTCCACGTGGTACGCACACCGTCAGGGTACCCAGCCGGGACATCAGCAGGCAGGACCGGCCGAGGCGGTCACCCGCTTCAGCGGCGCCGACGGGACCGCGGACACCTTGTACCCGGGGTTGGCCGAGGCGTACGCCACCCGTGTGCAGTCCCCGGTGCCGTGCGGCGCGGTCGCTACGGCCGCCTGAACGGCTGTCACGCACTTCCCGGACGCGGCGTTCCACGTCCACCCGCCACTCGCCCGCCGCGTCGCCGCGTCCCGGCCCGGTTCGGTCAGCCGGACGAGGATGGCACCTGACGCGGCCGTCCGCTTGTAGCAGGCACTCACCGCCCTGGCCGACGCCGACCCGGCCGGCGTGGCGGCAGCCGACGAAGCCGACGCGGCAGCCGACGCCGCCGGGGTGGAGTGGCCGCTCGAGCAGCCGGCCGCCAGGAAGCACGCGGCAGATACGCCCGCGAGCAGCAGCGCAGGCCGTCCGGTCATCACTTCGGCTTGACCCCTGTCCCCTTGTCCTTCGCCGCGTCCGGGTCCACTGACAGGTCCGTCTGCGGGTCGTTCGCTTCCGGGGCGTTCCTCGGGTCCGCCGGGTCCTTCACCTCCGGGTTCACCGTGACGGTGGAGGCTCCGGGCGGGTCGGGGCGGGCACCGAACGCCTGCGCCGGGGGACGCTCACCGAACAGGTCCTTCGCCTTGATGGCGGGGTCGGGCTCGTTCTTGTCCGCGACGGGGCGGATGACGGGGACACGATGCCGGGTGAGGAAGCCCTTGGCGGTGTCGTCGTCGAGCATGACCGTCTCGCCCTTGTGCACGATGTCGGCCTGCTTCTCCTTGTCCGTGCCTCTTCCAAGACTCAAATTTACTAGGGCCTCAAACTTCTTGAGGGGTCCGGGCATGAGTTATCGCCTCCGTGGCGGTAGGGGAAGCCCGCCACGGGAGGGCGGGTCAGGCGGCTATGAGGGCCGGTCGGCGCAGCCATTTCGGTTAGCGCGCTTATCCGAGAAACCTGTGGCTCACACACCGCTCAAAAGGCAGATCGCCAAGGGCTGATCTAGGCCAATGGCACTTGAGCGCTGGACGTCTGACCTGCTCGTCTTACGCGGCTCATCTCGATAGAGCGGAGACGCCTGCAGCGGCAATTCATCGGCAATAAAGCCGCAGCGGTTGCGCTGCATGATGATCGCGTTCCCGGCGGGAATCTGCCTCGATACCATAACGTCCAGGTTGAAGATCTTGTTCGGCAGCACGCCGGTATACTGGAGCGATTCCGACGCGATATCGCCGATATACGGCGCGGCGAATGAACTGCTCTGAAGCAGGGTATTTTTTGTTCCATGATTGATGATCATGGTGTCGGCGTTGAAGCCCAAGAACGAGTTGAAGCCCAGGGAACTGGCGACACTGGCGTTTTCGACCAGGTATACGCCATTGGCGATGTCGCCCCGGATCGTGGCATTGCTTGACGCCCACGGACTGGACACGGCCAGCGTCTGAATGCCCGCGTTGGCGATCACTGCCGAGTAGAAAGCGGCGTTCCACGAATAAATCATCGTGTTCTGGACCTGCTGCAACTGCCTGGTCACGGGGTCGATGGCCTGCCGCCGCCGCATCTCATCGGACACCATAATCGCCATGGCGCGCTCGTGGGTGAAGACCACCCGCGGGATGCCGATGCTGGTCGGCACGACGGGGACTTCGGCGAACTCGGCGCGGATCTCCGGGGTGTCATCCGCGTACAGCGGCGTGCTTTCCGAATACCTCACGGCACCGGAGGTGGCCAGGCCGCCGGCGCGCAATACGGCGTCCACGATGAACTCGTTCTGGGTCATGTCCAGGATGAGCGCGGGAATGATCAGCGGATCCTTGAGCAGGGCATCGACGGTAATCCGCGGGCCATCGAGGCTGCTATATGCCGGAACTGGCACGGTGTTCTCCTATCCTTCTGCGGTGCTGATTCCGGCCCTCTAGCCGTAAATGAGCGCGCGGCCGACGGGGTTGGTGGCGAAGACGACGCCGCCGGGCTGGGTGCACCGGCCGATGACCTGGCTGTAGGTGGTGCCGGTGAACGGCGTGACCTGGCCGGCGGTGGCCGACACCATCAGCTGCTGGCCGAACGCGCAGTTCGCGGAATACGTCACGTGCATGTCGGCGCCCCGGTAGACGCTCACATAGTCGGGGAGCACCGAGATGTCGACGAGGGGAGCGCCGCCCGCCGCGGTGTCTGTGCTGCCGGCCTGGCTGGGGATCGGCGCCGCGTCGTTCCCGGCGACGCCGAGGATCGTGACCGACGCGGAGGTGGCGGCGGAGACCGTGGTGGCGTTCGCGCTGTCAGCCGCGACGATCATGCCGCCGGTTACGAGCGCCGAGACCTGGTAGCTGGCCGGGCCGAGGCGGTTATGCGGAAGACTTCCGGACATCGTTCACCGTCCTTGAGTTCGGGCAATAAAAAACCGCCCTTGGGCGGTGGGAGTGTTCGGATCGGGGGGGTTGTGCTAGTTGCTGACGCCGACCGGTTCGCCGGTGACGTCGCGGTAGGTGGTGGCGCGGAGGCTCGCCGCCAGGGCGGTCTCCTGGGAGGGGGTCAGCTCGATCACGTCGCCTTTCTTCAGCGCCGGGGTCGTGGCTGTCGCCGCTACCGTGGCGGTGACGACGTGGCGGCCCATGTCAGATGCCGGTCATCTTCCGGACGGCCGACACGAGCTCGCGGCGCTCGTCTGCGGTCTGCTTCTCCGCTGCCTTCTCCGCCTCACGGCCGCCGTCCAGGGGACTGCCCATCTCGCCGGACAGGTCGAGCATCTTGACGGTCTTGCCGATCTCGGTGAAGACCTTCCGGACGATCGCGCCGGCGTCCACGCTGCCGTTGGCGAGTTCCACGACGTGGCCTTCGCCTTCGAGGACGGACCGGGCGAGGTCGGTGATGCGCGGGGGGATGCCGTACTCGTGGCTGAAGTAGCCGCGTTCCTTCTCGTAGGCGGCCTTGTTCAGGGCGGCGGTGACGCGGGCCAGCTCGAGGCTGGTCTCCTCGGCGCGGGAGTTGGCCAGGTCGATCTGGGCCTGTGCTTCGGCGGTCAGGGACGCGCCGGCGGTGACGGTCTCCTTCGCGGGCTCGCCTTCCGGGGCGGTCTCCGCTGCGGGCTCGCCGTCCTCCAGCGAGTCGATGAGCGCCTGGAGTTCCTCGTCGGTCAGGGTGGCGCCGGTGCCGTCCCCGGTGCCCTCTGCGGGCGGCTCAGCGCTCGCGAGGATCGCGTCGAACTTGTCGTCGGGGAGGTCGAGCAGCTTGCTCAGCCGGGCCTCCTGGTCAGCGGTGAAAGCCATGGCGTGTTCCTCCGTTGGAGTTCCGGTTGGTACCTGCTGCTGCTGAACGGATCCGGGCGTGACCGTGACTGTGGTTGCGCTGGAGCCGGTGCCGCCCGTGTTGTATGAGAACGTGCCTCCGCCGCCGCCGCCGGTCGCGGTCACGGTGGTCGTGCCGACGTTGCCGCCGGAAACAGGCGCGGCGTATTCCAGGGCGGTCAGGTCGATGACCTCGCCGTCGTCGTTGGCTGCCTCGACGGCCTGCCACGGGCGCATGCCGTTGAGGCGCGGGTCAAGGGTGCCCAGGACGTGCTTGACCGCGTGAGCGTAGAACTTGCCGTCGGCGCGGGCGTAGTTCTCCGCGATCTTCGCCGAGACGCCGAGACGCGGGTTCTCCCGCAGCAGCCGGGCGCCGTCCTCCGTCGCGGCCACGATCACGTCCAGGCCGTCGTCGGTCAGCTCCAGGGCGGCGATCTCGCCCCGGAACCGCTCCGGGTCGTCGGTGTGGGCGTTCTCCCGGTCGGCGAGCTGGAACGGCACCTGGTCGTAGGCGCGGTCGTTGAACGCCTTCACGAGCCCGGACAGGTAGTCGCGGGTGAAGTCGATGACCCGGCCCTTGTAGTTGATCTTCGCGACGGGGAGGAGCTGCTTGCGCCACAGGCTCTTGCCTGCCGGCCTGGCGTCTCCCTGGTCGTAGGGCGTCAGGAGCGAGGTCGTCATGCCGCCGCCTCCGTTAACGTGGATGGATGAGCGAATCAGCGGACGTTGAGCCGATCGGCCAGCAGGTCACTTACCTGGGCGCATGTCCCGGCGACTCGATGGAGGCATCGAGGAGTACGAGCGGAGCGCCCCGTGTCGGGCTAGTCGGCGTCGATCCGGGCGACGAAATCACCATCCCGATCACGGCGGAGCGCCTGCTAAATGAGCCGGGATTGATTCAGGAGATTGCCGATCCGGCTCTCTATGAGCGGCTTGGCGTCAGGCAGCCTTCGCCGCAGGAGCCCTAGCCGCCGCCTTGTCGTGCATCGCGTCGGCGCGCTTGGCGAACGCCAGCGCTATGGCCGGGGCCATCTTCTTCTTGAGCAGCTTCGCGTACACGGACTTGCCGTAGGCGGACAGCCCGGACGAAGCGCCGCCGGTGTTCGCCTGCGCGTTCAGCTTCACGGGCGGGATCGCCTTGGATGCCTTCCCCGCGCTCATCGACGTGACGCGGGGCCCGTCAGAGGATGAGGCCGCCGACGTGTACGGCAGCGACCCGGCGAGGTCCAGCGTCATCTGCTCCCCCGCCGTGTACGTCTTCGCCGCCGTCGCGGGTGCCGGTCCCGCCGCCATCTTGTTGTGGTAGGCGATCAGCCCGGTCAGTGCTCCCTGCTGGCTGCCTGACTCCCCTGTTGCCGTCCCGGTCGCGTGGGTGCCGGCGTAGCCCTTGCCTTTCGGGGTGATGGTGCCGATCTTCATCCCGGTGGACTTGTGCTGCGCGGTGATCACGCCGGGGCCGCTGCGGGAGAGCTGCATGTCGGCGGCGCCGCGTATGAGCGGCATCCTGCGCGTTGCCGTTGCTGCCATCTCGACCGCCTCGCTCTCGTTCGCGGCCTGGAACGGCCAGGTGTTCTTGACGCCGGGGGCGTTCGTCGCCTTCAGCTCGGCGGCGCGCTTGCGGATCAGGGCCTTCAGCGCCGGGCGCTTGGATGCCGGGGCACGGCCGACAGCCCGGATCGCCTTCCGCAAGTACGGCAGCGACGGGATGACGAACGAGCCGTCGGGGAGTGCCCGGCCTGCTGCGGCGAGCTTCTTGCGGCCTGCGGCGCGCTCAGGTGCCGGGGTCTTCACCGCCGGCCTCCTCCATCTGGTCGATGACGATCACCCGCTCGGCGACCATCGTGAAATTGACCTGCGGCAGCTCATTGCGCCTCGGGTGCACGCCGTAGCCGTCGCTGGTGAAGTACGGGAACAACTCGCCGTCGATGTACAGGCTTGCGGCCTTGCCGGGCCCGGTGCGGACGATCTTCAGCTCGCGCGCCATCCGGTGCGGCGGCGGGTCCGTCTTCCCGGCCATCACTCCGCCACGGCCAGCCTGTCAGCGTCCGACCACTCGTAGCCAGGAGGCGGCAAAGTGGACGCCCGGACTGCGGCGCGCTGCGGGCGTTCCATCGCGTTGACCGCCCGCGCTGCCATCTCCGGGGTGTCGTGGCGCGTCAGCCGTACCGCCGCAGCAGCGAACTGGCCGCCCTCGGGCACTCCCGGCGGGACACGCTCAGCCAGGGCCTCGGCGAAAGCCAGCTCCAGGAAGTCCACGCCGTCACCGCCTGAGAGCTTGACGGCCGCCGCCTGCGCGTCCAGTGCCCGTGCCTGCATCCAGTACCCGTGCGCCTGGGAATGCAGCGTCTTCACCGTCGCCCGGTTCTGCGCCACGGTCGCCTTCTTCGCCGTCACCTTCGCAGCAGCCTTCGGTGCCGCCTTTTTGGTCGCGGCCTTCGCTACCGCCGCCTTCGCTTTCGCCGTCGCCGACGCTTTCGGTTTCGCTGCTGCCGCCGCAGCGGCCTTCACCTGCGCGGCGATGGTCACGTTGAGGGCCGTGATCCGCGCCTCGATCGCCTGCGCCTTGGCGCGGAGGGCGTTCGCCTGCGCGTGCAGGGCGGCCCGCTGCGCCAGCCCTGCGGCCCTGGCCTGCGCGGAGTTCTTCCCCTTCGCGGACGCCGGGGCCTTCGCCGTCTTCCCGGCCGGCGTCTTGGACGCTCCCCCGGCTGTGGTGCCGAACTGGCCGCCCGCTGAACTGCCCGCGGGGACATGCGGCGGGAGGTAGCCGCCGAGCTCGACGGAGGCCAGGTCGATGCCGTCAGCGCCGTTCCAGGACAGGGCCACGGCGCCGCCTGCCTCGTTCGCGTGGCTGCTGACGTGCGCGGCCTTGAGGGCTTCCCATTCGGCGACGGCCTTGGCGGCAGCGGCGCGGACCTCGGGACTGACCTTGCCGGCGCCCGACGCCCAGCGCTTGACGGCGCCGATGGCGAGAGCGATTGCGCGGCTCTTGTCCGCCTCGCCGCCCTGCATGATGCCCTTGGCGACGTTCTCGATGTAGTCGGGGAGCTTGAGACCCTTGACCCGCCACAAGCCGGGGCCGCCGGGACGGCCGAGCGGCGCCGGGGTCTCGCTGTACGCTGCCGTGTTCGCGCTCAGGTCGACGGTCACGGGTGCTCACGGGCGTGAGTTTGCCTCCACGCGCCGTCCACCGTCTTGGCGGTACCCACCCACGCCGTCACCGGATGGCCGAGGGCGATGCTCGCCAGGGCTCTCGAGTGGCCATCCACGGCGAAGAGCTTGGCGCTGCCAGGATGCTTTATCAGCACGATCGGCTTACGCGCCCCCGAGCGCAGGCTGGACACCATCGAGGCAATCTTGATCTTGTCCTTGGCCGCCAGCGCCCAGTTCGGGTCGGTCGGGCTGCGGTCAAGCTGGGAGGTCGGCACCTGAAGCGGTGACGGCCGCCATGCGATGTCGTCAATCCACCCGAGCGCGTCCACGGGATAGTCGCGGGCCAGCTGGAGCTTCACTTCCTGCGCGGTGGTGAGCTTCTGCGGCGTGGCGAGCGGGGCGTGAGCGTCAGAGACAGGCTGCGCGGAAGAGACGGCCACGGGTCACCGCCTGGTCTTACGATGGCCGGATGACACCTGACGGCCCGCTGCTTCCCGCGCCTGACCCGGTCATGCTTGTGCAACTGAAGGTCGGCGTGAGGATGACGCTGCCGCAGTTCGTCGCCGACCAGGCCCGGTTCTCCATGGAAACGGACCACGCCGCTGAGCGGCTGGTCGCGCAACTGCGCTCCTATGTCCTGGCCGAGCATCTGGTCAGCGAGACACAGGACTGCACCTGGACGTTCCCGTCGTCGTGGTGGCAGCACTTCAAGCGCGACTCCTGGCTGGGCCGGCACCGTCCGCAGTGGATGCGCAAACGCTGGCCGGTGCGCATGACGACGACCGCGAAGACGATCACGTTTGACCGCTACCGAACGTACCCGGATGCCAGGATCGCGCTGCCCGAGGACCGGTTCGGCGCTCCCGTCATGGTGGAGCAGGCAGGACCGTGGTATCCGGCCCCGTCCTAGTCGTCGCTGTCGTCCGGCCACTGGCCGTGCAGCGCCTCGTGGTGCATCCCCTTCGCCGACCATGCCGAGGTCGACGCGGCGTGAGCCCTGGACAGCCACCGTTCCCCGTCATGATCCATCCACTCCGCGACGAGGGACCAGCCGACAAGGAGGGCTTTGGAGCCGATCGGGGCGTGCTCCTGGATCGCCTCGTGGATGGCGTCACGTACCGGGTCGGAGGTCACGGAAGCACCTTAGCGCCCGGGTGCGGTGGCCCCGGATAGCATCTGCAGTTCGGATGGGTGGCTCCAGGGAACCCTATTGCGGGCGGGCGGGCAGCGTGAAAGTTCTTCCCGGCGGCCTCGTAGCATTCCGCCGTGGTCCGCGAGTCCTTCACCGTGTTCCAGCCGAGCAGGTCGCCGTGCTTCGCCGCCATGCCGTCAACCGCCGACGCTGCCTGCACCCGCTGAGCGCTCGCGGCGACATGCTGGCCGAGGTAGGTCTTCTCCGCTGCCAGCGCCGTCCTGATGGCGGCGGTCGCCGGCTGGTCCTGTGACCGTGCTGCCTTGATCGCCTGCTGTGTCCGCCGTGCGGCGTTCAGGAAAAACGAAGCCTTCCGCAGCAGGTTGTGCCTCACCGCCCACCGTACAGCCGGGCCGGGCGGCCCCTTCAGCGGGATGTCACGCGGCCCTGACAGGACCAGGGCGGCAGCGGACGCCAGCGCTGTGCCGCCGATACCCGCCGCCTTGAACGGGACGCTCAGCGCCTTCGTGAGCGCCTGCGCGGTGGTGTTCGCGGCGAGAGCGGCGACGATGAGGGCGAGGAGGCCGTCGTCGTCCTGCTGCTGATGCGGGGCCTGTCCGGGTGCCTGGGCTTGCGTGGCGGGCGGCATCGGGCGTCACCCCTCGGGAGCGTCCGACACACCCGCGCATACCGCGTGCACTGCTACAGCAGCACCCGTGGTGAACCCTTCTAGCTTGCGGCCCTCCGGCGCTATCCCGGCGAGGATCAGCACGATGACGCCATCGCCGAGTGGCCCATCGCATACCGGGCACGGGAGTCCGTCCATCGGGTGACCTCGGTTAGCGGCAAACCTGCGCTCCGAGGCGAGGACCGGTTTGGCGTCTGCCGGGACACGGACGGGGATCACGGCAGCGAGCCTACGCCTTCGGCACGCCGATGACCGGGACGCTGTACGGTTCCGCCAGGTTCTCCGGCGTCGGCTGGTTCCCCGCGTGCACCAGGGCCTGCTTCGCGATCGCCGCCGCCGCCGCCGTACCGCCCGCCAGATGCCCCAGCTGCGCCGCCGACGACGCCGGCATACCCGGAGGCGCCGTCGCGACCGCCTGCGACGCCCGGTCCTTCGCGCCCTGCTGCACGATCTCCGTCACCGCGGACAAGTCCAGGTTCAGGTACGTCGCCAGCCGCTCCGTGATGATGTCCAGGATCCCCGCCGGGACCTGCAAAGCCGGTGCTACCGCCATCGCCTGGAACAGGGCCACGAGCTGGGTGCCGGACTCATCCGACAAGCTGCCGAACTCGAACCGGGGATACGACGCGCCAGGCCCGAAGTTCAATGTGACCAGCGGCGCGATCACCTCGTGGGTGATCGACTCGGCGATCTCCAGGGAGATGGCCTGCCGGGACTTCAGGAAGAACGCCGACTGGTCCTGGGACAGGGCCAGGGAACCGCGGCCCATCGCGGCGAGGGACGACAGGCCCGTGAAGCCGGCCAGGACCGATGCGGTCTGCCAGGTCTCCAGGAAGGACAGGGCGGCGGCAAATTGATCCGCGCCCTTTCCGGACGACTCCAAAAGCTCGAAGCTCTTGGCGCCTTGCGGATCGCGGGCGAAACCGGCCACGCCAGAAGCGCGCATGGAGGCGATGTCATCGGCCTTGGAATTGGCCTCGCGCTGGTCCTGACCATACACGATGACCTTAGGCAAAGACTGCTGCTCAAGAAAGGCGAACCACAAATAGATTATCTTCAATTTCGTCTTATGGCACCAGAACGTCACGTCCATTTCGGACGTGCCCGTCAATGGCTGCCGGTGTTTACCATTTATGTGCACGAAAGCGCGAACACGGGGGATCTCGGCATAGCCGGGAATCTTCTGGGCCTTAGTGAGCGTCTGACCGCCCCAGAGGAATACCTGCTGGCGGAACCCATCGAAGGCTCCGGTCTGCGCGTTGCGCTTCAGCTCGCACGTCGCAGGCGGGCGGTACGCCAGCTTTTCGTAGGCGACGGCCCCGTCTTCGTCCCTCACGGCGAAAACCTTTTCAAAAAAGGCTTTGCGGTATATTTGCGCGCTAGTGGTTTGGCCGATGACTTCCTG